TATCTCCATTATTGACAGTGTGCCTGATATTTTATCTGCAACTGAGCAATCTATTCTTAATGCATCAGTTGTTTCTAAAATAACTTTACCACCTGATAAGATTTCAAGTGAACTACCTGCAGGAATATTTACATCTTTAACTAAAAATGATGTTCCATTTGTAGCTGCTCTACCACCACCAGATGTATCACTGACTAATTCTACTTCTGCTGTAACTGCAGATGTATGTATATTAGCTAATACCAAACCAATTACAACTGTAGTTGTACTTGAAGGTGTTGTATACACTGTGTATGGCGTGCCAGCTGAATTAGGTTCTGCTGCAAAGGTCACTACCTTAAAAGTATTTGCCATTTATTCTCTCCTATTTATTATTATATTATATCGTTATTTTTTTAAAAGTCAATGATTATTATCCAAGAGCAATAGCTAAAGCTGTTGGATCATCTGTTGTAAATCCTGCACTACTTAAATATGTTTTAACATCTGTTAATGCTACTTGTTTCATAGTACCTGCGTCATTTGCAACTAATCTATCTGCATCTACTAAAGTTGTAGAACTTGCTGATGTATCTCCATCTATGATATTTATTTCACTAGCTGTTGAAGTTACACCATCTAATATATTTAATTCAGCTGCTGTAGATGTTACTCCGTCTAATATATTTAACTCTGCTGCTGTTGATGTAACACCATCTAAAATATTTAATTCAGCAGTTGTTGATGTAACACCATCTAATATATTTAATTCAGCAGTTGTTGAAGTTACACCGTCTAATATATTTATTTCTGTAGCTGTTGCAGTTACTGCTACATCTTCATTTATTTTTGGTGAAGTTAAAGTTTTATTTGTTAATGTTTGTGTAGCTACAAGAGATACTAATGTTGAGTTAGCACCATCTGGTAATAACATTTCATTAGTAACACCTGCTGAGTGTGGTTGTGCTTTTAGTAGCTGCCCGTGAGAGTTAGATTCACAATTGAACTGTATAGCACCTGAGTTTGTATTACCTCTAACAGTTACATGACCTGTACCATTTGGTGCTAATTCTAAATCTGCATTTGAAGTGGTTACAATATCTTGACCATTCATATCAAGATCACCACCTAATTGTGGTGTGCTATCTTCCACAACATTTGATATTGCACCTGATGTAGCAAGTCCTGATACTACAGTTGATCTTGCAACTTTTTTAAGACCACCACCTGAAGTATCAACTGCTAAGAATACATCATCATTAGCAATAGTAGATATTTCTGATAATGATCCTACTGCTATTGAATTAAAATTTGTACCATCTGCAACTAATAAATTACCTGCAGTATTTGTACCCATAGTAATATCATCACCAGCAACTGTAAGATCTCCAGTTATACTTAAGTTTCTAAATCCAGATATATCTTTATTAGAATCTGCAATAACTGCTAAAGATGCAGATACAGTTCCTGCTGTAATACCATCTAGTAAATTTAACTCTGCAGCTGTAGAAGTAACACCATCTAAGATATTAAGTTCTGCTGCAGTCGAAGTAACTCCATCAAGTATATTTAATTCTGCTCCAGTTGAAGTAATAGTTGTACCACCTAAACTTATAGCATCTGCTGCAAGTGTATCTACATTAGCTGTACCATCTATAAATAAATCTTTAAACTCAAGAGAAGAAGTTCCTAAATCAATATCATTATCTGTAATAGGTACAATAGCACCATCTTGTACTCTAAACTGTTGTACAGAAGATGATGATACATTTACATAAAATTCTAAATGATTATTAGTAGAGTCAACTAATACTCTGTTTAAAGTGTTAGCATCTCTAATTGAAGTTACAGGTCCACCTTCACCCGCAGTTCCATCATGCGTGTGTCCTGTAGTTGCATTAAATGCAGCCAATACTTGGTTAAACTCATCATTAGAATGAGCTGCAGTTATAGTATCTCCTGTTGTATAACTTGACTGTCTTGCCGAATAACCTGCCATTATCTTCTTCCTCCTGGGGTAAATTCTAATTGAAATCCTTTAATTGAAAATGAGTCTGCACTATTTTGATCATCTATTTGTAATGCTACTGCAAATCCAGATCCCTCTACTGTTTGTCTAACTAATGGAACACCTGATGCGTCATATAATGAATTACCATATGAAGCTGCTCCATATTGTCCAGCACCACCTACATTTGGTAGTGCAATCTTTGCTGGTTGTGGACTATTCTGATCATCGTAATTATATCTAAGTGCTAAGTTTGCATCAATAGATGTACCTTCACCTTGATAGTTTAAATTAACTCTTTGCATATACTTTCTTACACCTGGATCTCCCATAACCATATCAGGTGATCTGTATACTGCTTGAATAGTATTATTTGCTGATCCTGCTGCAAATCTATTTCCTGATTCCATTTTATATAAGTGACCATCAAATCCACCAAAGACTTGTGTTTCAACTCCATCAATAAAATCAGAATCTGTACATGCAGGTTTTATACCAACCATATCTGCGTATTCAAATCCAATAGATCCTGTATTAGGATTATTTTTTAATACACCTATAATACCTTTTGATGATCCTTGTCCACCTGCAGTTGTTGGATAAAATATTCTATATTGTGATTTAGCTCTAATAATTATAGATGATACTCTATCTAATCCTATTTCATCAATTCTAGATTGTATTTGTCTAGATATAGATCCAAGTTCAACGTCACCAATTCTAGCTGTACCAGCAATAGTTCTTAATCCATCTGGTGCTAAGAATATAACATCTCCACCAATCTCTTGTATACTACCACCATCTCTACAACCTATATTTCTTGTAACTTCTTGTACTGCAAAATTACTAGATGATGTACCTGTTAATTTATATATTCTATCTTGACAGAATATAATTAATTCATTTCTAAATACTTTTAATCCTACAACTGTTGAGTCAACTCTAAATGATCCTGCACCACTAGCTGATGTAAAATTATCTTCTGCAAATGGTACACTAAATATAACTTCTTCTGGATTACTTGCACCAGCATAGAACATATGGTTTTGAAATGCTTTTACAAACTTTGGATTGCTTGGAGCTGTACCACCACCTGTTGCATTTACTACATCC